AGGCCTTCAGTCATAATCATTTCACCACCTAGTTTGTGTGAAATTTTAACTGCACCTGTTGCTGTAACTTCCGCTTCAACGTTAACAAATCCAGCACCACTGATTGCTGATACCATTGCTTCTGCGTTAGTACCGTTAACTGTAACAGTTCTAGCAGTTCTCATGTTAGCATCGCCAGCAAGTGATTCACTTACTTGGAATGTAGCACCACTGATGAATGTTGGATTTTCAACGTTACCTGTTGCACTTGTTGGTGCAGGAGTTACACGTCTGTAAATTTTAAAGTCTGCTAATGCAGGAGTTTTTCCAGTAGCATTTGATTTAATAAACAATGTACCTGTGGCAAGTTTTGTACCACCAGTTGCGTCCATTGACTTAATTGCTTCTGCTGAAGTGCTATAAATTGGAGCACTTACAGTTGACCATAAACCTGTTGAAGAACTGTAAAGTTTTAATATCCAGTTCGCACCCAAGTTAGGATCTGTAGATTTAACCCACACAGAACCATTTGGTCTAACAGCACTGTATGTTGAAGCACCAATGTCTACTGTGTCTTGTGATTTCCATTGAGGAACTTTTGAGTGAGCACTAATTTGTAGTGCTGGACCCGCATAGTATCCTTCAATAATACCTAGGTCACCTGTGTCAGTTGTGTTCGGACCAACATATGTACTTGTTGCATTTCCGCCAGCGTCACGTGGAATTTGAATTAAAATGCCACCGTCTGCTGTTGAACCATCTGCTTTTGATGTTCCGTCAGTATAAATTTCTAATCTGCCTGTTGATGTTACTTTAGCACCAATACCTAAAATTCCTTTAGCATTGATTGATTGTGCTAATGTTGTAACAGTTGCACCACTGTTTGTAACAGTTTGACCATTAATAATTAAAGCACCACCATTTGCTAATGAAGCAGGTGATTTAGTTGCTGTAACTGTTGGCCAACTTGCGGACCAAGTTGTTGATGTCCAAGTACTTGCAGTATCGAATCCTGTGCTATCGAAATATGCTTCGTCTTGTGATCCAACTTGTACCCAAACGTTGTTTGAGTTTTTGTAGAAAAGTTTGTTTTCAGTATTCCATGTAACAACAGCATAGTCACCAACTGCACCTACGCTTGATTTAACACCTGTGTATGTACTACCTGAAACTCCATCTAAATCACTAGCAGAAGAAATGATCTTTGGAGTAACGTTCGTAAACTTCTGTGGTGATTTTTCCCATACAAAAATACCGTAATTTGAATCATCTGTATCGAACCAATAAGTTCCATCAGATGCTGGACCTGCAGGTGCATCAGCAGAACCCGAAAGTTCTCCTAAGTTAGCATCTGCTCTTACAACGTATGCTCTGTTTGCAACACCCAAATATGAGTATGCCGCTTGTAAGCCGTATTCGTTTAGTTCGTTACCATGTAACGGATTGTTTGATGCATCTGTGTAAAATGTTGGATTACCAAATGTATCTGTTAATTCTCTTTGAGATGTAATTAAGTACACCTTACCTGCATTCGCTTTTAATGTGCCTGCGGCTGTACCTGTTCCAGACCCGTTTGGTTTGGACTCAGCCGTCGCTACCACAATTAGTGGTACAGTTGCACCAGCGGCAGGGGTATAAAAACTTTCGTCAATTACGTTGACTTCAACTCCTGGTGATGATAGTGCCATGTTTGTTACTCCTTTATAATTAAGTAAGTCATTTGTTTACTTAAACATATTTATATGAATGTTGAGAAAAATGGTGGTATTTCACATATATAAAAGGGGTTAAAAAGGGCGGGTTAAATACATTTATGGATCGTCCATTATGCAAAACCTGCAATAAAAGACCCTGTGCAGTTAACTATCACAAGGGTAAGAATGTTTATTATCGAAGCAAGTGCGAACAGTGTGCTTCGGGTAGATCTCCGGCGTTGCCTATGTGGTATCAGGCAGGATATCGAATGAAAAACAAATGTGATAAATGCGGATTTGAAAGCAAACACCCGGAGCAGTTTTCAGTGTTTCATGTTGACGGAAAACTAAACAATGTTAGGTATAGCAATCTTAAAACAGTTTGTGCTAACTGTCAACGCATACTACACAAAGAGGGTATTACTTGGAAGCAGGGAGACCTAGTACCTGATTTCTAACCTTTGCTGTTAGTTCGTCTAGAGTACCGTCGTTTTCAATAACATCATCTACTTTTTCGCCCACCCAAGCATATTCACTAATATGCACATCTGGGTAGTCTTTGGTCATCTTGTTGTCAACAACAACGTTCTTAGATTTTTGATGTTCTTTAAGAAGTTCATTTTGTCGTTCTGCGACATCGAACCATTCAGGATCTTTACCACGTTTAATACGATATACTTTACCACGCAAACGTTTGATCATTCTAATTTCATTAGGAAAACGCACATCGCTAATTACAGCATCTTGTTTTTGTTGTAGTAGTCTGTTTTCTAAACTAGCAATCCATATATCATCATGAAATCCTTTGCGTAAAACATCTGTACCCCAATACTGCAAAACCCAGCGAGGAGTAAGTTTAGGCATATCTAGTTTTTCTGCCCACCATTCATCAATTTCTTCACGCCATTTACGAGACTCGCTTGAGTTTCCTTCTAGCATTTCTCTGTCCCAACCAAAAACTGCTGAAACAGTATCTTTAAGTGTGGTAGCAAAACTAACACGTTTGTACCCACCTTCACTAACAAGAATGTCAGCACAGGTATCTTTGCCGGAGCCTATAAGGCCCACAAATCCGATAATCATAGTTTAATTAAGTATCCCATTTGAAGTTCTTATTATATGGGTTTATATTGGTTTTGTCAAGAGTATTTTAGCCAATTACAAACGACAATGGTGTAGAACCATCCACATATGTAGCCAAATCTTGTTCCAATCTTTCCATATCGGCCATTGCATCTGCTTTTAATGCATCACCGTTTAGGGACGTTCCTCCTTGAGGGCCAGCGATAGTAGCAAATTTACCTCTTGCTTCACCAAGCATATATTTTGACACTGCAAGGGTATAATCTTTTAACCACTGTCCTGCATATGGGTCTTTTAGTAAAGCGACCTCTGGTCTCGTGTTGTATAGTTGTATTAATATTTGTTCAGAGCCTCTAGGTCTCTGCATTATTGTAAGTTTTTTGCTAACCGGATCGAATTTAAAGTTAATAAACGATCCAAACATTTTTCCTACTAATTCCTGATAACCAGCAAAGGCGTAGTAAGTTGCTAAACCACCCATTTGCGTTGAACTTAAAAGATACGTGTTAGTGTATGCTAAATTAAACGGTTCAAAAATAGTACCGCCATCTCCACCTCCTGTTCGTGATCCTATGGATCTCCTAAATACTTCTCTAACTGATTGTACTTCGTTAGGTAATATATAATCGTTTGTGTCTTCTTGTAGTTCTAAAACTGCATAAGATTCTTCAACTGAATTTTCAGAGCGTTGTCTGAATCTTCCCAGTGCTTTTTCTAAAGCAACTTCGTAGTGATTAACGTCTAATTCAACGTCGATCATACCGTCGCCTAGCATAGTGCGGCAGTAGTTAAACAGTTTTTGTTTGGCTAGTTCTAAGTCGTTCATACAAGTATTTATACATTGATACAAACAATAAATACAATTACTATGCCCAGACTCAGTATATACAAACCAGAGAAATCAGCGGACTACCGCTTTATAGACAAGAACGTAACCGAGATGTTTCAAGTCGGCGGTACAGACGTTTTTGTACACAAATATTTAGGACCCGTAGATCCGGGTGTTGATAATTCCACACCTACACAGCCTTACGGAACAAATGATATTCCAGAAACAAAAATACAAGATTTGTTATTTTTGGAGAATAGAGATAGAAGATATTCCCAGGATGTTTATACTGTTAGAGGAATTTACAATGTGCAAGACATTGATTTTGACCTAAGTCAATTTGGTATGTTTTTACAGAACGATACGGTATTCATAACGTTTCCTCTTAATCATTCAGTTGAACTATTAGGAAGAAAATTAATGAGTGGAGATGTGCTAGAACTTCCTCACTTAAAAGACGAATATGCACTCAACGATTTTAAAGTATCATTAAAAAGATTTTATGTTATTGAAGATATCAGTAGAAGTGCTGAAGGGTTTTCGCAAACTTGGTATCCGCATTTACTTAGAGCAAAATGTAAACCTGTTATAGATAGTCAAGAATTTAAAGATATTTTTGATAAAGATTCGGGCGAAGGCACAGGATCTACTATACGTGATGTGCTTAGTACATATGAAAAAGAAATGCAAATTAATGATGCTATAATTGCACAAGCAGAAGAAGACGCACCTAAGTCGGGGTATGATACAAATCAATTTTTTGTTGTACCAACAGATGATAACGGTGCTGTTAATTTAAAACCAAATGGAACATTACAAACACCGAAGGGCAACTATTATATTGCATACGGTGGTGGAGATGCTATACCGGCTAACGGTTCACCATACACATTCGGAGCAAGTTTTCCGTCAGGTGCAGTCGAAGGAGCATACCATTTGAGAACGGATTTTATGCCAAATAGATTATTTAGATACGATGGTAAACATTGGGTTAAAATTGAAGATGGTGTAAGGGTAGAACTTACAGATCGTCCTCCAGGTGTTGTTTCAAACTTTGTTAACAATACAAACACCAATCAGATAGGTGGAAAAACAGTTCAAGAACGTCAAAGTTTATCACAAGCACTTAAACCCAAGGCGGACAATTAATGAGATTGCGTGAATTCTGGGGAGTGCCTATTGAAGGA